CAGTTGCGCCAGTAGAACCAGTAGATCCAGTTGAGCCTGTACTACCGGTAGATCCAGTAGATCCAGTTGCGCCAGTTGCGCCAGTAGAACCAGTTGAGCCAGTAGAACCAGTTGAGCCAGTTGCGCCAGTAGAACCAGTTGCGCCAGTAGAACCAGTAGATCCAGTTGAGCCTGTACTACCGGTAGATCCTGTGGCCCCATCAACACCAATTGTTCCAGCAGTACCTGTACTACCAGTTGCGCCTACGGCACCTGTACTACCTGTAGATCCAGTAGATCCAGTTGCGCCAGCAGCACCAGCAGCGCCAGCAGAGCCTGTACTACCAGTAGCACCAGCAGAACCAGCAGCGCCAGTTGCTCCAGCAGAGCCTGTACTACCAGTAGCACCAGCAGAACCAGCAGCGCCAGCAGCACCTGTACTACCAGTAGCACCAGCAGAACCAGCAGCGCCATCAGCACCTGTACTACCAGTAGCACCAGCAGCGCCAGCAGCACCTGTACTACCAGTAGCACCAGCAGAGCCAGCAGCGCCAGCAGCACCTGTACTACCAGTTGCGCCAGCAGCACCTGTACTACCAGTTGCGCCTACGGAACCAGCAGCACCTGTACTACCAGTTGCGCCAGCAGCACCTGTACTACCAGTAGTACCAGCACCAGTAGCACCAGCACCAGCACCTGTAGGCCCTTGTGGTCCAGCAAGAACCCATGGAGAATTCGCAGACCAATTTCCAGGACTACTATTAATATTTGTAAGTACTACATCAATAAAATTACCAACTGGTACTGATACCGATGATATTAAATAATAAGCAGTTTGAGATGATGTATCTGAAATAACTATTATACAACCAGCAGTTATATAACTTGTAAAATCAGATTGTAATGTAAATGACCCAGTAGAGCCAGGCAGAAAATTATCAGCTGCTTGAAGCACTATTCCAACGAGTAATGACCCGGATGATCCAGCTGGACCAGTAGAACCAGTTGCTCCAGTAGATCCAGTTAAGCCATCAATTCCAATTCGTCCAGCAGCTCCAGTAGAGCCAGTTACTCCAGCAGGTCCTATTGGTCCGCCAGGTCCTCTAAGACCTTGCGGTCCTGGGGGCCCTGGCACACAGCAACGATCAGATCCTAAACTTCTTGAATATGCTGACATTATAAATAATATATATATTATTTTATTTTAATAAAATTATATTAATATAACATAATTTTATTAATATAACATAATTTTATTAATATAACATAATTTTATATTAACAAAAATAATAATTTACACACAAACAACATTTTCGGGACGATAATTGGTAACAAAATTATGTTGAGGGCAATGGAGCCAAACAGAGACGTATCGAGCCCAAACTCGCCACATCGTACTTCACAACGAGAGGCAAATCATTTTCTAAATAGACTTCAATTTGTGAGCACAAATTAGTACACTTAATGAAATAACCAAGATTTTTCAAAGAAAACTCACCTTGAATGATCTTAGATGAATCCTGCTTCAAAATGAAGCCCATTGCGCCATCAGATTCGGCTCGGTGTATTTCGGCAGACGCAAATTGTCCTTGACATTTGAATATAAGTTCATTACCAACCGACTTAATTTCCAATTTATCAGAGATACATGAAAGATCCCTAATAATCTTTTGAAAGTCAGCCGATGGCAAATTAATAATAGATGAAAACTTAACATCAGGATACTCGAGCTCCTCGGGTTCAGGTTCAATCAATTTAAGTTTCTGGGTCTTACATTGCTTAATATCTCCATTCTCAAACTTTAGCGCCAAGTGAGATACAATCCCATCAAAATAATCGGCATTTTCAATGTAAATAGTGAGCGTGTCGTCGTTGTCGATCGAGTTGATTAATTTAAATAGATGAAACATATTGACACCAATAATAATCTTCTCTTTTTTACACTCATATGATTCAAAATTCTGCGCGGCTAAATATAAATGAGCTAAAATAGTATGCGATTTGTCCATGTTAATAATTCGAATTCCATCCGGTTGAAATGAAATATTTGTTTCTAATAAAATATCTTTTAAAGCAGTCATAAGAGTTCTAAATGGTGCGATTTGAACAGTCTTGATAGTTAAAACATTGCCTTCATTAGTGCTTGGGTTGGCATTAGTGCTTGTGCTTGGGCTTGTATTCTTATTTGTAAAATGTGACATTTATAGTAGATTTTAACGCAAATCTTTAAATAGTTATGCGTTAAATTAATTATTTTTAGTATTTATTAGTTGATAAATATATAATTTATTATTAAAGATTTATTATTAAAGATTTACTATTTATAATATATTATAAATGAAATCTGTTATAATTTATACATATTTTTCATCTCCATCAAGTGACTATAATTTAAATTTTTTTGTTAATAAAGAATTGTCATATAAAACTAATATTGACTATATTATTGTGATTAATGGTTATATATATAATAAAAATATTATTTTTCCAAAATTAGACAATTTAACAATACTTGAAAGAGAAAATATAGGATATGATTTTGGAGGTCATAATTACGCCTTAGAGTACGTTAACAAAACATCTAAAATGTATGATTATTTTTTTTTTATGAATAGTGGGGTAATTGGACCAATTATACCTCATTATTTTACAGAAACACATTGGAGTAATGTTTTTATACAAAAAATAAATGAACGTGTAAAATTAGTTGGAACAACTATTGTATGTTTACATCATCATGATCCTGGCGGATATGGTCCTAAAGTAGAAGGGTTTTTTTTTATGGTTGATAATATTGGACTGGAATTGTTAAAAAATCAAAAAACTATTTTTTGTAATCATCGTGATAAATATAGTGCCATTTTAAATGGAGAATATGGATTATCTACTTGTATATTAAAAAATGGATATTCAATTGATTGTATGATTCCAAAATATAAAAATGTTGATTGGACAAATAAAAATAATTATAATTTAAATAATAATAAACATCCTTCAAGAAAAAATAGTTTTTATGGTTATTCAATAAATCCATATGATGTTATATTTCATAAATGGTATTGGCATAATGATGCTGATGTAAATTTTAATATTATTAACGAATATATTTCAAACCAAGAAGTAATAATTAATTTGTAAATATATAATAAATCAAATTTTATAATATAAAATATTTATTAACTAGATAACCGTTTACATTATTTTGATCCCTTCGGGGAAATGCGCAAAGGAACAGTTATAAATGAGAACAATTATAAATTTATTTATATCGTGTTAAATGATCCATTATCTCCTCCTCTCTGAGTTGCTTCTATTTTAAACTCATTACATGTTAAAATATTTTTAGGATTTAAGCATTTAATTCTATTATTATAAACTGCTTCAACATGACCATGAAATCCTCCATCATAATTATATAAATTAGTATTAAAAATGAATGAGAATAATTCTACATGAGATCCTAATAGTTCACATCTGGTATTTGCTTTTTGCCGAAGTGCTAATGTTCTTACATCACTATTATAATAGCCCCTTTCTTTACTTTTAAGTCCAATAAAAGAATTTGTCAAAAAATCTTCTAAATCTGGGATAAAATATCTGCCAGTTATTTTAATAACAAAGTCTATTTGGGATCTAAAATTTGTATTATTATATGCGAAATTAATAGCATATAACTCGCTATATCCCTTTGAATTATTCGAATTATAATTATTTGCTGCTGTTAGTTGTCTTTCATCATAAGATATAATTTCAAATCTATTTTGATATTTTGTTAAATATTCTGCTAATTCTGGGAATCTGTATCCTGAATTTTCAACAACACAAATTCGTAAAGAAGTATTCTCTAACCATTGTTTAATTGCTTTCAGATAACAAGCAAGTCGTTGATCTGGATTTGTTTGAAATAGAAATATATTCTTAGAATTTATATGAACTGTACATGTTAATATAATTAATATATTATTCATTGTATAATAATTATAAGTATATATATTATTTAAATTTGAAACTTTAAACCTATAAATTTATAACATCTTTTACATATTTATATATTTATCTCAATATAAATGTGATAATTCGTCATAAATAAAAACAAACATATATATATATATATATATATATATATATTGAAATAATGATATAAATACATTTACATATATTAATAGTAAGAATAAGCATACGAAATGGACCCACTATTAGAAGATCCCATCAATACTAACAAATCTGCCGATTTAATAATAACAGAATTGTCTGAAAAATATAAAGAAAACCCGTATATATTAAACCGATTACAAATCTATATTACCAATTTACCAACCATGTTAGATCTTGAGAATAAGAAATACGAGGAACGTGTCTCTAGAATTAATGAACTAACACTAGAACAAGACAATTTCTACAAGGTATTTTTGAGTAAACATCAGTATTTCTATATGCCATATAATAATATATATTATGAATACGATGGGAAGACATTTCGGATCATAAAAGATGACGATATTCATCATCATTTGTTATCAACTATAACCGATGAAGGTAAACTGATGCCATGGAAACACAAGACAAAGCAAAATATTATTAAACAAATAAAAGATCGTACCTTATTCAAGTCTGTACCTGAAACATATACTATCCAACATGTGTTGGGGTTTCTCCAAACAATTTTTGAAACAAAAATGGATGCTAAATATTTTCTAACTATTATTGGGGATTGTATATTGAAAAAGAATGTTAGTGAGAAACCATTACAATACTTTATCAATTCAAATACCAAGAAACTTGTGTTATTAATTGATTCGATTGGATACATTACAACTGGTACTTCAATAATGGGTAATTTTATATCAAAATATCACGACACACATGATTTGCTTTGCTACCGTTTAATTAAAACTAATGATAGTCCAATCTCAAGTGAACTGATCAAGGACCAACTCAATAAAATTGGTATTGATTTGCTTTGTGTAGCGGCGCATTATTCTGATAGATATTCTAATTCTGATAATTTTTTGAACATTAAAGCAGAAGAAACTAACAAAATGTATTCAATGATATTTTTACATAATAGTGTTGATAAGATTGTGACTGATTTTATTAAACAATGTATTGATGTATCGACTAATACTTCGTCGGCGGATATTATAAAATATTCGTTATCATGGAAAAATATGCACTATATCTGGAAACAATATTTGTCGTCTATTAACGTCCCTAATATGATTTATACAAGCGGATTAAAGGATTTATTAAAGAGTAAATTGTTATATAGTAATAATAATAGTAATAATAGTAATAATGAACTACAACAAGGATTAGGTCAAGGCTCAGATCTAAATAATAATGACATTGTATTTCTTAATGTTACTAGTAAATTTCTTCCTTCTGTTAGTAGTTTTATGTCATTTTGGGAAAAACACATTACTATTTTAACTAACAATAACAATAACAATATTGATAATATCGATAATATTGATAGTTTTGATGATGAATATGAAATAGATGAAATTGCGTCTCTTTATAAATCATCCGAGTTTAAGAATGTATTGATTTCAGATAAGGATATAATAAAGATGATCAATCATTATTTCTCACCGCAAGTGGAAGTTATTGATAATAAATATGTCACTAATATTCGCTGTAATTTGTGGACTAAACATGAAGACATTAGTGCTCATTTAGACATATTTAAAGCAGCAAGGAAAGTCAGTTTAGAAAAGGAGAAAGAGAAAGAGAAAGAGAAGGAAAAAGAATTAATATCATTTGATGAACTATATAAAAGCTATAAATCATATTGTCAAGCAAAACATATTGTAGACAAGCATGTATTGCCTATTGTAAGTAAACAATTCTTTGAAAAATATTTATTACATGAGTTACATAAATATATAAAGTTTGATAGATTTGTTAGTTCAGAGTGGATCCATGATGAATAAATTGATGAGTATAATGGATAAATATAAATGGAGTAATAATATATTAATAATACGATTGCGTTTCGCAACAAAATAATATATTATTTAATTTAAGCATCTAGAGCAGATGCTAGAGGACCACTTTCGGAACCCATATTTGTGACTGATGTTGTTCCACCCATCATTCTCATCCTTCGCCTTCGTCTTTTGCCACCAGACATGCCAGCAGCCATTTGAACACCAACGGATCCCATCGATCCATAATCGGTAATTCCCTGACCATCAATGCCCTGGCCATATATATCTGTACTAGTAACACTGGCAGGCATCAATGAAGAACCACCTCTCATTCTATGACTTCGTCTTCGGCCGCCGGACATGCCTGCTTGGATTTGAACATCAGTTGATCCCAAAGAACGAGAATCTAATGATAAATCAGCTGGACTTAAAATGAGACCCTTTCCACCTTTATGTCCCCTCTTTCTAGACCCAACCTTAACAAACCCAAAGTGTCCCTTCTTTGTCTTGTATCCAGCCTTTGCTAGACGATTATCTCTCTTCGCAGAAGCATGCTTCTTTCGCGACACAATACGTCCTGCTTTATTCTTCATTAAATGGCTCTTATTAAGACCACCTGATGTATGTTTAGCGGTTCCATGCCATACTTGAGCGCGAGATCCAACAGTCATTTCAAAACTCATTATAAAATAATGATAGAAAAAAATAATATTTCTAAATAGTTAATTATATTTGAAACGCAAATTATATTATGATTATTGTTGTAAATTTTATTAAAATCAAAATTAGAATTTGTTTCTAAGTGGTCTTGGAATGCCTCCAGGTTGCCCTTCTATGCCTCCTAAATATGTAATATTTGCTCGAACACCAAAATTTCCAAATGTTGTTCTTCCACCTAAAGTTCCAGTAATAATTTGCGATATACGATTTGCCTGCGTTTGAACTGGGCTGTTATATCCTGTTTTAATTTGATCCACCTTTCCCTGTATACAAGAATTTGCGCATTTATTATTAATATTATATGAAGGATTCAAATACAGATCTCTAATTAGATTTTTTATAGTACCCTTTTTTCCTGGTGTGAATTGTATTCTTGACATCTACTAAATAAGTATATTAATATTATCCAAAAAAATCTTTTTTACAAATCAAATAAAATTGAAAATAATTTAAACAATAATTTAGAAGTTATAATAGAATAGAAAATGAGTAAAACTTCAAAGAATACAATTATTAGTAGTAGCGCTATCGCTAGTGAAGAGGATCAAGGTCTCTCCAATAAATATCAGCAGAAAACCGATAAACAGCACATATTAGACAATCCTGACACTTATATTGGGTCTGTTGAAAAAGTAGAATCAGATTTATGGGTATTAAATGATGCCGGTGATAAAATCATAGAGAAAAATATGACCTACATCCCAGGTCTATTCAAGCTCTTTGATGAAGGTATTGTGAATTGTCGAGATCATGTAATTCGCATGATTGCAGCAGCCCAATCTGGACAGCCAAATATACAACAAGTTACTTATATAGATATTTCAATTCAGGAAGATGGAACAATTGTGATGGTCAATGACGGAAATGGCATTGATGTAGCAGAACATCCTGAGTATAAAATATGGATTCCTGAGCTTATTTTCGGTCATTTAAGAACATCAACAAATTACAACAAAGACGAAAAGAAAATCG